GTGAAAGCTTTCCTCCTTTCCGGTGATTGGGCGACTGCGGAGTACGAAATACAGCAGACCTTGGTAGAAGGAGCATACACCGATTCGCTGAAAGATTCGCTTCTTTCGAGCGTCAGTTTATATGTGGCTGACAATTATTAGAGCGGCAATTGCGTGTTTTTTCGTATTGTAAACGGCTACACGCAAGAGAAGACTGATAAGCTACACTCTGGAATCAAATCATCCGTGCCCGCCAACTATTGATAAGCGCAACGGTTGCGCTCGGTAGAATCTCCGAAATTTGTACGCCCTAAACTCCTGCTATATGGATACCACCGAGGGCAACAACCACGGAGATTCTAGATGCTTCATCTCAAAGCCAACCTTTCCAGTGATATTCGCCGTGAAGTAAAAGACGGTCGCGAATATCTCGTAGCACCGACAATCCTCATCAATGAGGGCGTGTTGAAAGGGGTTCACTACCCCGCAGAAGAGCTTCAAAAATACCCAGGCGCTTGGAACGGTCGGCCATTGACTCTCGGCCATCCGATACGGAACAACCAGAATGTCAGCGCGAATCATCCTGACGTTCTCGAGAACGACACCGTCGGGCAGCTGTTCAAAGTCAACTTCCAAGCCCGTGGCACCAAGAACCCGGCGCGATTGAAAGGTGAAGCGTGGTTCGACGTCGAAAAGATCAAGACGCTTTCTGATAACGGCAACCCCAAGGCGAAAGCCCTCGCAAAGAAGCTCGCAAACGGCGAGGACATCGACGTATCGACTGGACTTGTCACCGAAGACAAATTTGGTAACGGCAAATTCAACGGCAAGGAATACAACGTCATTGCCAGAAATCACAGCCCCGATCACCTCGCCATTCTCCCACTAAGCAAGGGGGCATGCAGCAATGCAGACGGTTGCGGCTTGCCCCGCGTCAATAGCGCCGATGACCAATCACCACAAGTTGACCAAGAGGCATTGATCTCGAAAATGGTAAACCGTTTCACATCGGCAATCGGCAGCATGCTTGGAGTCAAGAACAACGAGCTGACAAGCAATGACAAGCGAGTAGCGCTCGAGCGTCTATTGATGCAGAAGACGATGCCTCAAATGGGTCAGTACCTATACGTCGAAGACTTCAAAGACGATTACGTCATCTACATGTGGACCGACGAGAATATCGGGACGGAAAAGAAGACGACGCGCAAGCTTATGCGCCGGACCTATTCAGTTGACATGAACGACAACATCACGATCAACGACGACGCCGTCGAAGTGAATCGTAAGACGGATTACGTCGAACAAACGAACCAGTCTCCCAACCCTCCGCTGCCCGTCACGGTGAACGCGGAAAAAACAAACAGCAAAGGAAACCCGACTATGACCAAAGAGGACAAAGTCGACGCTGTCATCAAGCATGACGGCAATGCGTTCGCCGAAGAGGACCGCGCCACGCTGATGAAGCTGAATGAGGCGGACCTCGATCAGCATCTCAAGGCAGAGGAAAGCCCCGAAAGCGAAGAAACCAAGGTCAAGGCAAACGACGCCGGTTGCGGTTGTGGTGGTAGCACCGACCAAAAGACCAACGCTTCGCCGCTCACCGAAGAGCGCATCGTTCAGCTCGTTGGTACCACGATTGAGAAGGTCGTGCCCAAGCTGTTCGCCAAGGCAAACGCCGCAGCACAAGCTGCCCCAATTCGCGAACGCTTGAAAGCAAATGATGCTTGCGTTCTTTCCGACGAAGATCTCGACAAGCTCGACGCCGATGGCCTCGATCGCTTGGAGCGTTCTTTGAACCCAGGTGTTTACAGCGGTCGCGGTTCCATCCGTGCCAACGCTGGCGCCGGTGAGGAAATTCCTGATATGGCCCCTCTTTTTGCGTCTGACGACGCGAAGTAAGCGGTATCGCCCCGAACCACAACGATAGAAGAGGAAAAATCACATGGGCCTCCAAAATCAAACTGTCATTCTCTACGGCGATCCTTCTTTTCAGGAAGCTACCGCAGAGGGTGTCATCACTCCCGGATTTCTGTGCTTGCACACTTCGGGGGGTGGCGTTATCGCGAATAACGTCGCACAAGATCCAAACCCGCTGCCAATGTTCGCCCACGAGGACGATTTGCGCGGTGGTTGCTTGACTGACGATTACGCGATTGGCGCCGTCACCAAGACCGTCACCGCTCAAAATGGCGACCGTATCAATGCGGTAGCCGGTGCAGTCGTGGCAGTTGGTGAAACCGTCGAAAGCGCTGGCAACGGCAAACTGATTCCTGTTACCACTGGTAAGGGAATTGGTATTGCTCGCGAAGCAGCTGCCGCAGACGGCGACTGGTTCGAAATCGAGATCATCTAACCCCGGCTGTAGCCGATAAACCAAAAAGGAAAGAAACACCATGCATGCACTAGTTGGTATGAATGATTCGCTCTTCCAAGGCGCAGGCGGGGGCAGTGTTGCTCAGAAATTGCTCGCCAGCAATTTCAAAATCAACGCTCTCCGTACAAACGCCAGCCTCCGCAAGGATGAGTGGGAACTTCTCGACTCCGTTATCGTTCAGGTCGCCCGGATTCGTCTCCGTGCGGTTGCTGACTTGATGACCCGTGGCCTCGTCTACCGTGTGAACGGTATGCGTACCTCCGTTTTGCAATGGCAAACCCAGAGCAAGACGCAAGAAGTCTTCACCAGTATGGACCCACAAGTCCGCGGCAACAACGAGCAGGTCATTTTCGGCCTCGAGAATCTGCCGCTGCCGATCTTCCACACTGATTATCAGTTGGGCGCTCGCAAGCTGGAGACCAGCCGCAACGGTGGTCAGCCATTGGACACGATCCTCGCACAGCAAGCATCGTTGAACATCGCCGAGAAGGTTGAAGACACTTATGTCAACGGCCTTGGCAACTACACCTATGGAAACGGTACGATCTACGGTTTGACGGATCACCCGAACCGCAAGACCGTCGTTCTCGGCACGCCTTGGACTGACCCTCTCGTAACCGGTGAGGACATTCTTCAGCAAGTTTGCGAAATGAAGCAAGAGCTGATCAACTCCAAGAAGTACGGCCCGTACGTTCTGTACATCCCGACTGCCTACGAAACGAAGATGGACAAAGACTTCAAGACCGATGGCGACTTGACGATCCGTGAGCGGATTCTCCAGTTGTCCAATGTCGAAGCGGTCACCGTCGTCGATTCTCTGCCAAACAACAACGTTATTCTGCTCCAATTGACGGCGGATAACGTTCAGATGGTAGAAGGTATGCCCATGAACAACGTTCAATGGGATACAAACGCTGGCATGTCCCTGCACTTCAAGGTTATGACCATCATGGTTCCGCGTTTCTTCGTGGATCAAGACGGTAACCTTGGCGTCTGTCACCTCTCCTAAGAGAGTCTGATTCGGGGGCGGCGGTGACAGTAAGCACCGTTCGCCCCCTCGCTTCACTATTTCAACACGAGAGAGCTAAACCATGAGCACCAAGAAACCATTTTGTGAGTACCGCGTAAAAGCGGGCACGATTCGTTACGAAGGCAAGACCTACAAGGCCGGTCAAACCTTCACCGCATATCAAGATCTTTCGCACATCAAGAACAAGCTCGTCCGCGTCGGCAGCCCAGAAGATCAACAGGACGCCCCACTCCGCGGCCCTGTCGGTCCAAAGATCATCAAGAGCGACGAGGATGAAGGTCGCTACGACGTCATCGGCGCCGACGGCGAAAAGGCAAACGAGAAGTCGCTTACCAAAAAGCAGGCCGCCGCACTTGTCGGGCAATTGATCCTGGCTGACTTGGACGACGACGAAGAAGAAAACGAACACGAAGATTAGAATCAAATTCGATAATACGACTTCAGGGGCTCGCTCGTCCAACAGGGCGGCGGGCCTTTTTCACAAGCAAGAAGAGCACACCAAATGAGCACCCTTTCAGTAACGCTAGATGACGTCAAATGCATCATCGACTTGGATCCGAACGTATCGGATACTTGTTGGCAAGCGATTCTGGATGATGCTTGTGACTTCGTTCTTGCACTTGGCATTGATGAGGAGTGCGGCGAAGACCGTGCATCGGCAGTAGCGAAATATCTTGCCGCTCACATGATGACCTTTCGGGATCCTCGGCAGACCGAACAGGAAATCGACGACGCCAAAGACAAATACACCGATAAGCATATCGGTGCCGGTTTCGAATCCAGCGTTTACGGCCAAATGGCGAAGCGTATGGATTGCACCGGACAGCTTGCCGACCTTGATGACGAGGCCAATAACGGCACCGTGCAGCCCAAACATATCTTCTGTTCTGCTGGAAGGTAGGGAGGCTAACGGTGCCTAGCGTACGAATCAAGGCAACGAGACAATCCACGGCGGTCTATTGGCCGCCTTCTACGGATGAGTTCAACGCTGATGGATCTCCGGCTTTCGGAACAGCCGTCGAGGTTCCGTGCCGCTGGCGTGACGACGTCAGGACGGTGCCACAGAATGATCAGACCGTAGTCGAGCAGGCCGCCGTGGTTTACCCTGATATTTCCGTCGTTGAGCCGGTTCAGTTCGGCTACATGGTCGAGGGCACGCTTGCTGGTGTGCCGAACGTCAATGACCCCGTAGAAAGCGGGGCCTATCAAATTTTCCAACTGAAGGACACACAGTCCATCGTCGGCCAAGAGCGTTTTTACAAGGTGTGGATCGGGCAATGGCAGGGCTGAGAATAAAAGTGAATACGCGTAGTGCGTTCGCTGGCTTGAAGCGCGCAAACAAGACGCTCGGTCGCCAGTTCTCAATAGGTCTGAGAAAGGCTGCCCTCGTACTCAAAGCCGAAAGTGTGCGGATCACCCCGGTCGACACCGGCAATCTACGCAACAGCGCCTATACCAATTTCAGAAAAACGGGCTTCGACACTACTGCGCTCGTTGCGTATGCGGCCAACTATTCGATTTTCGTTCATGAGATCACGACATCCCGCCATGCAGCTGGAACATCTGCGAAGTTTCTCGAAAAGACCTACAAGCGCATGATCAATGATGGTACGCTTGTTCGGATTGTGGCTAAGGAGATGGGCGCATGAGTGACGTGACTCTTCATTCTCCGGAACAGATCGTGCAGCAAATGCTTATCGATAACGGATTCGGCGATACGCCGGGCGCCGCGGCGGATTGGCCCGTCTACTATGCACATTTGCCGGACGCAAAAGGTAAACAGGTGATAGGCGTGATTTCCACTGACGGCATCAAGGATGGTCGGATCATGCGCGATAACATTCAAGATCATGAAGGCATCCAAGTCATTTGCCGAGGCAAGCGTTTGCAACAGAGTCCGCCACAGACAAAAGCTCGTCAAATTGCCCAATATTTCGATACACTTTCCCGCGTGACCGTCTCAATCGACGGCACTGACTATCTCGTTCAAGCGATCAGCCGCATTTCGCCGGTACTCGGCCTCGGCTTGGACGGTACCGGCAAAACCTTGCAACGATACTCGTTCGCAATCAACGCAACTATCACAGTAGAGGAGGTTTGAAATGCCTAGGCTGAAAGACGGATTCAAGACAGTCATCAACATTGGTGGCACCAACATTTTCGAGATGGAGGTTCAGCCTCCAGGTCTTGAGGGTGGCGATGCCATCGAAACGACCACAATGCGGAATGTGAGTCGCCGCACAAAGGCAGCACGCCAGCTTATTGAAATGACCAACGGCTCGCTAACCGTTGCCTATGATCCGGCATCATATAGCTCGCTGAAGTCACAGATCAACAACAATCAGGAATTGACCGTCACCTTTCCTGATTTGTCGACGCTCCAATTCTGGGGATATCTCAAGAACTTCATTCCTAACCCATTGGTTGAAGGTGAGATGCCTACCGCAGAATGCGAAATCGTTGGAACGCTATCTGATAACGATTGTGTTGAGCAGGACTGGGTATACACCGCAGCTCCGTAATCACGCCGAGCCGTCGGTCAGCTGGATGGCCGACGGCTTCCCATCCCTTTCACCTAATCACAAACGAGAGAGCATAAAATGGAAGCACTGACATTCGTAGGCGAAAACAAATCGATACCCGTGACCCTTACCTTTGAAACCGAAGAGGATATGGATTTCAAGCTGGTTGAGATGAATGGCTTGCAGCGCGAGCGGTATATCGACCAGTTGCGGAAACGCATGGATAAAAAGGGCAACCCCACGAAAATGGAAGGCATGCAGGGCGATATTGTTGCTCAATGCCTGAAGGACCAAGAAGGCAAGCCCGTTGATCGCAAGACGATTGATCAGCTTCCCACCAATGTCCTCGAGGCGCTAGCGTCTGCCGCCGCCGAGCTTTGCGGTATTGTTGCGCCCGTCAGCGTTCAACCCCTCTATAATCACGTCGACAAGCTACGCGAGCTGTGCTTCAACAGCAAAGAGACACTTGACGAGCTAGACGCCCTTGAAGTCACCCTAAAAAAGATCGTCGGAGAAGACAAGAAAGAGGAATCGGAGGGAAACGGGTAGAGGGTGACGAATATTGGTGGTTTCGGCTTGCCTCTCACCTCCGAATGGCACTTGACGAATGCAAGCTCAAACACACCTATTCGCAACTCACCCGATGGATCGACTACCTAATACAAGAAGAACTCGAAGAACTAAACCGACGCGAGAAATTTGAATTTTACCATGCGCAAACTGCCGCGGAGTTACGAAGGATAGCCGCGATAATTACTGGCGGGAACCCGCGAAAAGTAGAGGACGAAACATTCCTCATAAAATGGAAGAACGCAGCGAACCAAGAGCCTGAACGGGAAATGACCAAAGAAGAAATCACAGAGAGATCAAAGATGTTCTGGTTCGCAACCATCGGGGCTGATATTCCCGTCGGAGGTGAATAGTGCCTCGGCAGATCCCAGCCGGTGAAGTAGGCGTTGTCATCGGTGGTGACGATCGCGGCTTCCAGAAAGCTATCGGTCGATCTGAAAGAACTCTTACCGGCTTCGCAACAAATGCGGTTGCTATCGGTGCGAAGATAGGCGCGGCGCTTGGTGCTGGTGCTCTTGCCGGTGGCGGGTTTTCTTTGGCAGCCGCAGGACAGGTTGAGCAGATCGAAGCAGGCTTTGAGTCACTGGTAGGCGGCGCGCGTCAAGCTTCACGGTTGATGGCAGAATTGAATGATTTCGCGGCTCGTACCCCCAACCAGATTACTGATATCGCTTCGGCAGCGCGTCAGCTTATTCCTGCCTTGGGCGGTACTGAGAACCTGACGAGCGAATTGAAGGTTATCGGTGACATCGCGGCGGGCGCCAATGTTCCGCTAAATGATATGGCCTCGATCTTCGTGAAGATCACCAACAAGGGGAAGGCATTCACGGAAGAATTGAATCAGCTCAGCGATCGAGGGATTCCGATCATCAATCAGCTCTCGACTCAGTTGGGCGTCGCGAGGGAAGACGTTTTCAAGCTTGCCTCTCAAGGGAAGCTTTCCGCTGACATCATGAATCAGGCTTTCCGAGACATGACGAGCACCGGCGGGGTGTTCGCCAACCAGATGGAACGCCAGTCGACCACGCTGATTGGATTGATCAGCACACTGAAAGACAATGTTTTTCTATTGGCAGCTGCATTTGGGAAAGGGCTGCTCCCGGTAGTGAAGCCAGCGCTGAGCGCCGTCATTGGGTTTGTCGGTCGAGCTCGGGCGGCAGTTGAGGGCTTTTTCGAGAACATCCAAGAAAACGGCCAAATTTTGCGTCAATGGTTCCAAGAAAACTGGCGCTCGTTGCTGAGTGATTTTGTTCAAAATCTAATGATCGCCAATCGAAATTGGCACCGCATACAATCCGCAGCGGTTCGAACCGTTATCCGGATATTCATGGCCGGTATTGGCTTCCTTGCTGGTCAGGTGAAGCAATTCTTCGAAGGTGATTGGCCAGCCAGCGTTGGCGAAGGGTTTGCAGACATACTCAAAAAAGCGACTGACTTTGCTGCGAACATGGTCAAGATTCTCCTTGGCATTGGCCGCGGCGAAGCGCTGACGCTTGATTCGCTTGGTGGCGCTCTTGATAGGTTGATGACAGGTCCGCTTGAAGAAGGATTCAAAGCTCAGAACTTCGACGAGTTCCAAGGCGTGGTAAAGGACATTTTCAAAGAAGGCGCGAACGAGCTCAAAGACGGCCTCGAGGGATTCAAGTTTGACACCGAGCTACCGGCTCTGAATCTCAAGAAGGCGATAATCGAGGGAGGAGAAGCCGCTGCCAAGAATATCGGTGATGCTGCCGGTGCTGGTCGTGCTCCTCTTGGACCCTCGACGCAGCTTGCCGGTGCCGCTGAAGCTGGTACGGCTGCTGCGCTTCAGGCTGTAGCTCGTGGCGGTGCCGGCAATCAGGCCCTAGGCGTTGCCAAGCAACAGTTGAACGTGCAAAAGAAGATTGCAGCCGCAGCCGAACGGACAGCAAACATGAAGCCCGTCTTCCGCGGTGGACAGAGCGGCGTTGATCAGATGCTAGTGGTGGCCGAAAAGAGCTTGGCGGCTTTGATGAAGACGGCCACGAATACACAGGTCACGGCTGACGGCATCACGAGAATGGAAAAACGGCTTGTGGTTAGAGGATTGGCATAAATGGCTTTTACCGTAAAACAAATCGCGGAAGTTGCCGACGGAGACGCGGCAGAAATCGCATGGGAAGTCGGGCAAGGTATTCGATCGACCTATACTCGCGTTTTCCAGGTGATTACCGACAGTCTCGTAGAAGATCTCAATCTTCTAGCCCGTGATCTTCCCGGTGACACGCTTCCGGGGCCGGATACCATTCCGCGGATCGGTTGGCGCCACCCGAGCGACGATGGCGCGGCGGTTCTGCGTATCGTGCCAACTCGCGGAGAAGGGCGCATCCAGTATTTCGTCACGGTCTTCTATGACAATCCGCCTTCTGGTGGATTCAGCTACGATCCCGCTGACAACCCTTGGGAATTCTCCACTGCTACCATTACCGAAAGCCAGGTAGCTGAATACGATTTCGGTGGTCATGGAAGCGCGGGCGGCGACGGCAACCGCGACGTCGAGAACATCGACGGCCAAACATCTGAAAACCTACCTCCCCTCGTTGGTTCTGCCGGTGTCCGGAGCATCCAAAACAGCGCGCGCGACGTCTTCGTCCCGCCACTTGATGAGAACATTTATCTGAGGCAGTACAATCTGCGTCGTTATGTGTCTGAGTGGAACGAGCAACTGGCACGCCAGCGCGTCGGGAAGCTCAACAGCACCGACTTCACCTTTCTCGGCTTCAACTTCCCGAAGTACTCGCTGCTCTGCACGGCATACGAAACAACCGGTCGCGAAGTAAGACAGGGTGGCGCTTTCTTTCAGCTGAACGTCACGCTGATCTACAAGCCGTATTACACCGTGTACTCGACGAACGTGTCAGAGACCGATCAAACCCTTCGCTATGTCCCCGGCTGGCTTCGTGCCGTGGTCGATCAGGGCTTCAATCAGCTGGTAGGCGGCGAGAAACAGGGAATCACTGGCGAAACCGACGGAAGCCTCGCGACCGATCCTAGGTTGCTTGATGGCGCTGGTGCTGCTCGCGGTGATGATGCACAAAATCCGTATTTCCTTCAATTCCGCACAAAAGGACAAGATGACATGTCCAAGTGGGGACTACCGATAGCGGTGCCATAATGCCAGTTGACAGACCTACAGGGCTAATCATGTCTCCGGAAATGTTCCGGCGCGTATCTCGTGTTGTCCGGTTGGTGGAAACGCAGGAACGAGCTGGCAACATGCCGGGAGCGCGCGCTCGCGTTCCAAACGTCATACCAACGGCGACGGCGAAGATCACAGGCGAAGAGGGGAGCGGCCTTTATACTGCTGAGGAAGTCAGATGGACAGATGACGGGGGGGGCGTCAAGTCATGGGAGACCTTTGCGGGTGGTCGTGTTTGGGATTCGAATAACCCGGTTCTCGAAAAGGCTTTGACGACCGGCGTCGGCGTCGACACGATCGTAACGCTTGAGCAGCGCTCCACCTACTTCCCGCCCACAACCACTCTTCAGCGACCCGTCACTTGGATGTTCACGCTTGGCGGCGGCGGTTCTACAGTTTTGCCAGGTCAAATCAAATCGAAGGTAACCGATAATGGGAACACCAACGAATATCTTATAGATGTTTGGACCGCTGGCAGGTTTGAAGATGACGGAACAGTGATAACCCCTGCTCCTGTGATTGACGCAACCTGCTTTATTTGGCAAGTCAGCGGATCTTATACAATCCCGACCGAAACATGGCTTCCGGTTACTGCATTTGGAAACCATTACGAAGGGCAGATCCCGATATGGCTTTGCTGACACCCGCAGACATCACATCTTGGGATAGCCAGGGCATGAATTGGGATGCACCAGGAACCGATCCTGACACTGATTGCCGTCCTCTTGAATGGAAGTACATGGAGGCGTTACGCCAAGCAACACTCGAGAGGATGACGGTCCATCGCGACGGCACATCGGAGGCAGGCGGATACAACAACACATCGCCGACCGGTTTCCGTGCTCGATTGGAGAACCCTACGGACGGTGAACCATTTTATGGACCAGAATACACGTTTGATGGAAGCTTGTTCGCTAGCTCAATGGCCTTCGCCGTAAATTCAGCGATGCAAAACATGATCAATAAAGCGACATCGACTGGTCCGGGAGGCTTCGACACTCGGAGAAATTGGGCGATACCAGATACTTCCGGCGCTTATGATACTACTACTGGGTTTCCTTATCTTAGCCGTGACTATTTGGAGGGGCCTTTGGTTCTCAACGAACCAATTATCAATATCGCCTGTGGAGCTCCCATAACATGGCGATGGGCTTGGCAAATGTATACCATTCTGAACCTGATGGTGCATTATGGAGGGAGGATCAATCTTGGCGCAGAGTTCCCTTTCTCTTCAGATTATGACCCAGACAGCCAGATGAATCAGACGGTAACAAAGAGGCCTGGAGGTGCATGGACCCAGCAGGTAACCGGAAGTGGTGTGGACATTCCTTCTGCAATTGCCGATTTTCAAGTGAACTGGGCGGCGGCCAGTACTTCATCGTTTAGCGGTCCCGCAGGCTTCACTGATAGATATGCAAAGGCATACCTCGGGCAAGTACCTCCCGGAGGAACTTCCGTTTCTGGCGCGGCTCAGGAAATAGTTGGCGCTGGAACTTCTAGCTTTGATGTACTTCCATTGGTAACGGGATTCGCCGCAGACGTAGATTTTTATTCAAGGGCAAGGATTGTCGGAAATAACATCAATATACCTGGTTGGTCCGTTGGCGATGGAGCAATACTAGATGACCAACAAGTTCCGACGATCGCATCAAATCTGAATGAACTGAAGTTTTTAGGTACTGTGGCAAAACCGCTTGGTGATCGATATGCGGCTTCTCCGAAAATAGGCGATGTGACTATACCACCTGATACAGCGCCGACTTATCCTTCCGCATATGGCTTTGAGTCTGGATCAAACGGGTTCAACAACCTCGCGATGCCAACAAACCTAGCAATCACCAATATCAGTATACATCGCTACGACGTAACGAACGGTTTTAGGTTCGTGGCGTAAAAAGAATAGGGTAAACACATGGCACAACAGCTTCAATTCCGGGTAAACACCTCGAAGCGCACCGCCGAAGACTACGGCGGCCAGCGTTACCGGACCAACCCGAATGACCAGATCGGGAAGCCGGTGCAAATGGTCAACGGTGACGTCGTAACGCTCGTATGCGATTTCAATGAGGAGAATCTAAGCGGTCTCGTTGAGAATATGGACTTGACGGGCGCGCTGGCGCTTCGTGCCGTGCTTTCGAGCAGCTTGGATACGCCACAGACCATCTACTCCTTTCAGGACGTCTACAACAGCGGAATTGTTCCAGGGAATGAAGATCTCGCAAGCGGCCTAGTTACATGGAATCTATTCGTAGATCCGGCGAATGTTGATCCGGCGCTACCTGACGGCGTAGAAAGCACCGAAGCTTGGCTCGAACTGGTCTGGATCGACCCCAACGGCTTTCCGCAAACCTTTGTCCAATTGCCTGTAGTAATCACTCAACAGATCGACGAGTCGCTTGCAGGCACTCCGCCGCCTTCTGAGCCTACCTATATGACCGCCGCAACGGCGCTCGCGACGTTTGTATTGCAGAACGACTACATCGTTCCAGAAACGCTTTCTGGGGCGGGAGTAACCGCAGTTACGGGTGTCGACGGCATCAAGAGTTACCGAGTGGCACCGGGCGCCGCGAATGTTCGCGAATTCACGCTTCCAGACGTCAACACCGTTGACGACAAGTTTATTTTGATAGTCACCAAGATCGAGGGCGACGGCACTTTGAGAGTCACGCCATTTGGTGCGCAAGAACTCAACTCGAACGGCGGCGGCTCTGAAGATTTGCTATCGGCATATATGGAATTTTTGCTAATACCAGATCCAACAAATGACCGCTGGATAATCCCAACCTTGGCGACTGTATGAGTTTATTTTTCACAGAATTCGAGATGCTCAACAATTTCGTTGAGCTGGACAACTATGTCGATAAGCTGGAACCAGTCGCCGCACAGACACTTCCGTCAGTGAAAGGTATTCAAATTGTTCTTGCCGACACTTCCGGCGGTGGTTTTCAGCTTGACTTGCCAAATGGCGCGGACGAGCGCTATATCACGATCATCATCAACACCGGTGGGAACGCCCTCAATATCGGTGGTACAGTAAACGGTGTAGCGGGGCCACATCTCGCGCCATCATTTCCGGTAGCATTACGACTTCAATATATTGGTAACAACGAATACATCGCAGCAACAAGAGGCACAGTATGAACAGAGCTATTATCATCGCAATCCTTGCGGCAGCATTGCCGCTCCAAGCAGCAAAGGTGCCGATCCTTGTCGACGAGGCATCCGACATCGTTACGCAAGATGCGAATTACACGGGAAGCCTTCAGCTGAATGGCGTTGACGTTGCGACGACGGCGACATCCGGCGAGAACAACACCGCAAGCAATCAGGGCGCAGGCACCGGCTTATTCAAACAGAAAACCGGCGTAGATTTGGAGTTCAATAGCGTTGACGGCGCTGAAGGCGTTACGCTGTCCTTGGCAGCCGACGTCATCACTTTCGAACTGGATATCAATTCACTGGTCGCAGATGGAACTCCTGACGGCGCGGCTGACTTCGTTGTCACTTATGACGCGAGTGCCGGGGATCACAAAAAGGTTCTGATCAACAATCTGCCATTCGGCGGCGTCAACAGCGTCACGGGTGGCGAGGCGATCACCAACAGTGGCACGGCTACGGATCCGGTGCTTGACTTGGATATCGCGTCTCTTGCGCTTCAGGGCTCACCGGCTGCCGGAATGTTCCTGGTCGTTGATAACGGCGGCACATCTGAGCGCGTCGATTGGTCAAGTCTACCAGCTGGCGGCGGCGGCGAGTCCAATACGGCAAGCAACCAAGGTGCCGGAACCGGTATCTTCAAGCAGAAGACGGGCGTTGATCTGGAATTCAACTCACTAGGCGCTGCGGAAGGCGTACAGCTATCGCTTGCGACCGATGTCATCACTTTCTCTGCCGACGTCAACGGTCTGACAACAGACGCCACACCGGACGGTGCCGCTGACTTTGTTATGACCTACGACACCAGCGCAGGCGAGCACAAGAAAGTATTGCTCAACAATCTTCCCGGAGGCGGAGGCGGCGGCGTGTCAACCGTTACAGCTGGCGAGGGTCTAACCAATAGCGGCACCGCAAATGATCCAATTCTCGATTTCGATTTTCAGGGGTTGCCTGGTCCACTGACCGCCATACAGGATCCCGTGAACTCTCTATTTGCGCTTTACAACAATAGCAGCTCGGACTATCGGCATGTTCCGGTAAATGATATGCCAGCAACAAGCGCTCTTGCGTGGCGTTTTAATACTTCGCTAACGCCTCCAGTAACCGCTGGAGATTTCCTTATGAATACAAATAATGTGGCAACGGTAACACAGCTGTATGTTAGCGATCAGGCCACGGCAGCAAGTGGACCAGACGTTACGGCACTACTAAGCTCCATAATTGGGGGAAGGATACTCGTCCGCGAGTCAGGGCGACCTGCATTCTACATGGTCTTGAAGATCAATGGTACGCCAACCGATTCCGGTAATTACTTCACCATCGATGTCACAGTAGAGGCTTCGTCTGGCCCAATTTTCGCAACTGGCGCAAACTGCACATTCGACATCATCCCCGACCTTTCCGAATCCCCTAATGCAAGCGGTGGCGCATGGGTTCCAATTTCGACGCAGACCGTAAGCTCGCCCGTAGCTTCGGTTGATTTTACCAGCGGAATCGATGACAGCTATAAGCAATACCGAGTAGTTTGGCGAAACGCTAATTTTTCATTCAATGACACTGTTATGCACTGTCGCGTTGGTTCGGGTTCTTTTGATTCTGCTAGCAACTATTTTTTCACATACAGATTTTCTAGAGCTAGCGACAATCTAAATAGCTCAGATTCAAGCAATTCTTCGAATCACATTCCAGTTGGAACGGAAGGAACCGGCAACATAAACGACAAATCTAGCTCGGGAGAAATCATATTAGACAATCCACGAGATTCTTTAGACAAAAACTTTAGATTTTCTACCGTAGATAGCGTTTCAGGTGATAACAGCATGTCTCAGGCTAATGGCGGCGCACAATGGAGGAATACAGCCGCGATAGATCGCATTCAATTTTATGACGGTACACCTACCGGAACAATAGATTCCGGTACATTCACGCTTTATGGACTGAGAGAAACCGCCCAAGAAGTAACCGGACAGTGGGTCAATATCCAAACCCAAGACGTTGGCGCTCCGGTGGCTTCGGTTGATTTCACCTCCGGGATAACCAGCGCTTACGACGACTACAAAATAATCGTTTCTGGGGCCGTAAACGATACAGATGGCTCAGAGTTTCGCGTTCGTGTTGGTAGTGGGGTTTTCGATACAGGCAGCAACTACTCCACAGCCGGTACAAGATTGGTATCGGATGATGTAACATCCAATGATTACAAGGTTGCAAGCGCCGACCATATATCGATCACTGGCGGACTGGGCTGCACCAACGCGGCGGGAACCTCAACTGCTTCTGAAATAAAATTGTTCAATGTCGGCGGCTCCGATAGAAAAAAGATCCAGATAGATACCACGAACACTACCGATAACGGCATTTCATCTGCCGCGAACAGCCGTCTGTCTACACAGTGGCAGCAAACAAGCGTCATAGATCGGGTGAGAGTCTATACGGAATTTGGAAACATCAGTGCTGGCACATTCACACTTCAAGGCAGAAAACTAGACTAAAGGAGTCATTGAAATGAAACACGCAATCCTGATCATCGCAGCTTTCGTAGCTGCATCCCTGTTCGCGGCGGACAGCAACCCACCACGGTACGAGTACCAAGGGCAAGCCTTGGTGCGCATGACGCAAGCCGCAGTTGATGCGCTCGTGAATCCGACTTGGCGGCTAGAAAACGGTAAAGCCGTTCTGCTAAGCGCCGCGGAGGAAGCTGCACGAGTTCCCACGCTTGAAGAGAACCGGGCTCGGAAGATCGAACAAATCAAAGCCAAGACCGCTGATCTGACAAAATCTTTCGACCATGGAGGCAAGACCTTCGAGTTGACGGTTGCCAATCAAATCCGATGGAAAGCGCTAAGGGACGCAGTTGTTGACGGTCTCGTAGAGACTCCAGCTAGCGTAACGGCAGATGATGACACGGAACTATCGCTTGCAGACGAGGCCGCTGTTGAATCGTTCTATGCAGCTGGCGTTACGGCGATTCTTGTTCCGGTGAATCAAGGCAAGGTTTTGATTGCTGCGGCAAAGGCTGCGGTTGATCAGGCGTCGCTTGATGCGGTCGTAGACAGCCGATAAATCAATTCATTTATCAACGAGGAGTCGGGACAATGGAAAGCGAACAAATCATAGACGTACAGCTATTGAACGGCTCTCTCGTTGATGTTGATGCTTTCGCAGAATACCGAGAACAGGATCGTCGGTTCGGCATGCGCGGAAAGAACGTGCGGCTGATCTTCCCGGAAAAATACAAGATCAGGGATCTGAAATCTCGGCACGGCTGGCAGAGCTA